AATCTGCAAGTAAAACCATTTCAGTGTATGGTGACGGATCAACAATAAATTCAAGTATTATACCACCTATAAACTCTTGGGTTCATATCGCCTTAGTACGTGATGCTACAAATGTTTACTATTATCAAAATGGAGTAAGACTTTGGTCTAATGCAATATCAAGTAATGCCACACTTGACAACGATATTGGAGGTAGTGGTCTTGTGATAGGATCTTATCCTAGTGGTGAGCTCATGGATGGTTGGATGGCTGACTATAGAATTTCTGACGTTCCAGAACATACTTATGGAAATACAGCAACTTTTCCAGTACCAACTGCACCACTATATGGAACAGATCCAATATCTGGAGTTGATGGGTCAACGGTTGGAGATGTAAAATTACACATTGCTACAGGTAAAGATCTTACAGTTATGGATAAGTCTCGTACAGTACCACACATAAACCACGATGGTAGTATGCAGGGTACTTCTACAGCACAGGCGAAGTGGGGAACTCATTCAATTATATTTAGTGCAGGTAGATACATACTTAAAAATGTAGACTATACAACAGGATATGGTGATGATCTTTATGATATTTACAGTCCTGAGAGTTTTACAATCGAAGCATGGATATACACTAATGATAATGGAAGTTGGCAATCAATATATCACACTGGATCAGGCGCAGTTGCTGACGCATCATATACTGCATTGCACTTAAATCCGACTGGTAAAATGAGTTGGTATCGTAGTAGTACAAAAGTAATGGAAGCATCTGGAATATCTAATAATACGTGGCATCATGTTGCAATTACAGGAGACAATGGTACTTTAAGATTGTTCGTTGATGGTAATCTAGGAGACTCTGCAACTAGTGCATCATCTTATTATCCACCAACTGACTTCGACATACATATAGGTGATCGACCGAGTGGTTCAGTCAATGGAACTACGTACTTCAATGGATATATGCAAGATATTAGGATTACGAAAGGTTTAGCAAGATATACCTCAACATTTACACCACCCACTGAAGCATTTGGTGGATAACAATGAGTAAGTCATTAGACATTGCTAGGATACTTCGTTCTTCTGCGTTCGAAAATCCCAACAATAATGCATTTATAACAAATGTTGATCAGTTAGGAAGTACTTTAGATTCTGCAGCGGTTCAATCAATTCCAATCCAATATTTTGAAACACTGGACTCTTTACCACTTACAAATCTATCTTTGGGTCTCCAAGCATTTGTAGAAGAGAATAAAAGACATTATGTGTCAAACGGATCTGGTTGGTATAATACAGGATATGTAATTAGTTCTTCACCTTATTGGGATAGTGATCCTTTATCAACATATGAGATTGTAGATTCAGCAACACCACTTATAATAATTGCTAAACCTCAAGATTCGGACAATCCAAATTTAATTAATCAAAGTTTTGGTAGTGACAGTGCACTATACATGGCAACGATATCTAATGACTCATCCGTATTTACATTCACACCTAAAACAAAAACTGAGATAGGAACTGCAATTAATGCAGGCAATCTTACAGATTCTAATGGTGATTTTATCTACACGTTTAAATGGAGTGATGGAACAAACTTTGTTGCAAAAGCAGTAACAATAACTTATAACACTGTAAATAGGGGCCCTGTTTTAAAATGGACAATACCTAATCCAAATAATTATACTGGTAGTGGTGGTGATTATTTTGGTAGTAAAATTGCTATGTCTGACACTCACACTGTAATAGGTGTACCAAATGAGGATACTGCATCAAATACTGGAGATGGTGTAGCATATATTTTTGAAAATAGCACAGGTAATTTGGTAAGAACAATTAGTAATCCTAATCCTAATTCTAACTTTAATAGTGATAATTTTGGTGAGGATGTAGGCATCAATAACAATGGTCAGGTATTGATCTCTACACCAAATGAAGATGACTGGACATCATATTTGGATGTTGGTAAAGCGTATGTATACAATATATCAACTGGTGCATTAGTATATACCCTTTCTAATCCAAATCACTATGGAACTCCAGCGAGTGATCAATTTGGACTCGCATCCGATATGGATGATGATCACGTTATAGTAGGTGCTAGATTAGAAGAGGAATCGGGTTCCTCATCTGATGATGGTTCTGGTAAAGCTTACATATTCAGATTATCTAATGGTTCATTACGTCATTCATTAACTAATCCAAATGCATATGGTACTAGACAGAGTGACATATTTGGAGACGCTGTTGCAATTAAAGGAAATTATGCTATTGTTGGTGCACACCAAGAGGATGATGCAGGTGGTTCAAGTTCAGGTGCGGCATATGTATTTAATGTTTCTACAGGTAATGTAGTATATTCATTAACAAACCCTAATGCACAAGACACGAGTAATTATGATCAATTTGGATATAGAGTTGCAATTAGTGATAATTATTTTGCTGTAAGTGCGTACAGTGAAAAAGGCCCTAACCCCAATAATTATGAATATTCTGGTGCAGTATATGTTTATGACATATCAACTGGTAACCTACTACATACTTTAGAAAATCCTAATCCGACTGGAACTGAAGAATATGATTATTTCGGTTTTGGACTTGCAATTAACGATAAGTATGTTGTCTGTGGTACACCTTATGAGGATACAACTGGAGATGCTTCGGGTGTAGTATATGTATTTGATATAACTAATGGTAACCTACTACATACAATAGATAATCCAAATGCTCAAGGTGTAGCAACAAATGATAGATTTGGTCAAGGTGTTGCAGCGTCTGATGGATATATTTCTGCGACTGCACCTAATGACTTTGGTAGTACTGCAGATTCAAATGGTACACTTTATATTTGGGATTTACCATAATGAGTAGTTTTAACAGAAAACTTGCAGATCTAATAAATGCCCAAGGAGGAGTAAAGAGTTCTAAGATTGATTCTTTTGATTCGAGTGAAGTAACCACAATTATTACTTCAAATGTATCTGGATCTGTGATATATCTTAATAGTTTAGATAGTTTACCTACCACTGGATTGAGTGATGGTCAGAAAGCACTTGTAAAAATTAACGATAGTATAGGTAGACTTTATATTTCTGATGGGTCTGGTTGGTACAATGCAGACACAAATCTAAACACTGCAGGCCCAACATGGGTTACAGAACCAGATGCAACTTACACCATTTCAGATTCTGTAACACCCTTAACTATTACTGCACTTGCAACTGATGTTGACTCAGATGTATTAGTAGATACCAGTGTTGTTACAGACAGTGCCCAATACCTAGTTACTATTACTAACGATTCTTCTGTATGGACTTTTACTCCTAAGACTGCAGATCAAATAGGGGATGCAGTCGCTGCAGGTAACTTAGAAGATTCTAGTGGTGAATTTGTTTACACTTTTAGATGGAATGACGGTGTCAATGTTGTTTCCAAAGACGTAACTATTTCGTATAGTACTGCAGGGCCTACAGGAGTTGCTTGGGGTGGAGACAGAGCACTTGCTCAAGTTGGTTATACAACTTCGGATTACAATGGTAATGGTCAGGATTATGATGCTGTGGTTAAGGATATAGAATATTTTACCATTCCCACACAAGGCAGTTGTTCAAACTTTGGCGATCAATATAACTTTGCTGCCTTTAGAGCTCAAACAATGAGTAACGGTACTAGAGGTATTTTTTGGGGTGGTGATCGTGATGTATGGAATTGGAACGGCAAAAGGTACATTCAATATGTAACCACTGCCACAACTGGTAACGCCTCTGTCTTTGGGCAACCATTATATTATCACGTATACCAAGATAGTTTTAATAGAAACATATACAACACTCTCATCAATGGAGCTGGAACAAGTGATGCAATATATGGATTGCAAATTGGGGGCAGTGGAGGTGGAAATCAAGGACTGCAAACAAGGATTGAATATATTGTTATAGACACTCAGGCAGATTCAACTATATTTGGATATTATGGAACTAAAACCTCTAATAACTCAGCATGGAATGATGCAACTCGCAGTGTAATGTATCATGGTACTAATGGAGATTATTATAGTGTTTGGATGAAATATCTAACAACTCAGACAACTGGTAATGCAACCGCAATTTCCAATTCACATCCACATGGTACTGGTCATTCATCATGTTCTGATTCTACATGGGGTGTTACCTATGGTGGTACTAACAGTGGACAATCCAATAATATAACCTATAATGTGACACAAAATTTAAGCGATGCATCATCATTCGGGTCATTATCCACTACCAGATCAAACTCTGGTGGTACATATGCTGGCTTCACATCAAATGGAACATATGGTGTTATTGTTGCAGGTGGTAATAAAGGAAATCCATATCAGAACATGGAAAGAATTACCATTAAGACTTTAGGTAATGCATCTGATTTTGGCAATTTTACATATAAGGCAACAGGGTGTTCAGCACTTTCTGGAAGTGCTTCATAAATTGTAAAGTGAAAACATTATAAATAGTACCAAATAATTTAGTTTTTGGAGACTATTATGGCGGTTCCTGCATCTAGACAAGATCTCATAGACTATGCCAAAAGAAGACTTGGTGATCCAGTCTTGGAGATCAACATTGATGAAGATCAAATGGAAGACCGTGTCGATGAGGCATTACAGTACTATCAAGAGTACCACTCAGACGCAACGGTTAGGACATATCTAAAACACCTGATTACTCAGACTGATGTCGATAATGAATACATTCCGATATCTTCAGATGTTTTGACTGTGACCAGACTCTTTCCTGTATCATCTTCTTTCAACTCATCGTTTAACTTCTTTGATATAAAATATCAAATGATGTTGAATGACATAGCAGACTTGCAGAACTTCGCAGGTGACTTAGCATATTACGAACAAATGCAACAGTATTTGTCAATACTAGACATGAAACTAAACGGAACGCCTCAAGTCCAATGGTCTAGACATCAAGACAGACTGCATATATTTGGTGACTTTCATGATAAGGATGTCAAAGTTGGTGAGTATGTGGTTGCAGAAGTTTATACTATAATAGATCCAGAAACGCACACATCGATTTATAATGACATGTGGTTAAAAGATTACACCACTGCATTGTTCAAACAACAATGGGGAATGAACCTAATCAAGTTTGAGGGGGTTCAATTGCCAGGCGGTGTAACATTTAATGGAAGACAACTATATGATGATGGTACATCAGAGTTAGAAAGGTTAAGAGAAACAATTAGACTAGAACACGAAATGCCCGTTGACTTTTTTATAGGATAATATAAATGGCTCGTAACCTTTACTTCTCGGAAAAAGTAAGATCTGAAATGGATCTCTATGCAGACTTGGTCATAGAGTCATTAAAGATCTATGGACAAGATGTTTACTATTTACCGAGAGACTTGGTAAACGAAGACATACTATTAGGAGATGATGTTGCATCTCGATTCCCAACATCTCATAAGATAGAGATGTACATAGAGAATGTAGAGGGATTTGATGGGGAAGGAGATCTATTTACTAGGTTTGGTGTAGAGATCAGAGACGAAGCAACCTTTGTGGTTTCACGTACAAGGTTCTCCGCGCAGGTTCGAAGACCAGACAATGACATTGCTACTGATAGACCTACAGAGGGTGACTTAATTTATCTTCCTCTCACAAATAAAATGTTTGAGATACAACATGTAGAACATGAACAACCGTTCTATCAGATAGAGAACTTACCTGTATACAAAATGCGGGCGACTCTCTTTGAATACAGTGGAGAAGACTTTGACACAAGTATCGAAGGTATTCAAGACATTGAGAAGACAGGATCTTATCAGTACAAAGTTTGTCTTACTGCACCTAAGAAACCTACTACGTCAATCACTATGAATTTTGAGTACGATGATAATGTATTCGATTCTGCATATGGGCCTGAAGGAACAATATCAACTGTGTCTATACTTACTGGTGGTACATATTATTCAACACCACCAACTATAAGATTTGTGGGTGGAGATCCAGATGACAGTGCAGAAGCAACAGCGATAATAGATTCCGCGACAGGTCTTGTAACATCTGTTGTGGTTACAAATGGTGGATCAGGATACGAAACATTACCACTCATTGCTTTTGATGGTGGTAGTACAGTAGATAGTGATTATGCAATTGGTGACACAGTTAAGCAGGTTCTTAGCAGTGGTGTCACAATTACTGGTGAGATTCAAAACATTGACCTTGATTCAGCAGGTGATAGTGATCGTTGTCTATACCTTGCACATGTTGGTGCAGACGATGGTAAGTATCATACCTTCACAACTGGTGGAACACTACTAAACGTAACAAATAATGCACTTACTGGATTTACTATAACGACAGTTAGTGAAGATAATAAAATTTCAGAAACGGAACAGAACGAGACATTTACAGATTTTAGTGATGATTTCTTAGATTTCACAGAACAAAACCCATTCGGTGATCCAGAAAACAACTAAATATATCTAACGCAATAGGACAAAAACATGCCAATTATATTCAGAGCTACAAAAGGAAGTAGGTTAACTGTCTCAGAGATAGACGGTAACTTCCAATCCTTATCAGATGCCGTAAATACAAAAGTAGATTCTGCAAACGTCATAGGAATTGTAGATAGTGCATACGTGCAATCAAGACAGTTGAAGTTTGATTTCTTAGACTCTGCAGAAGCAATTTCACTAATAGATGCAACGCATGTTCAAGCAAGACAAACTCATTACTTAGATTCTGTTGCAACACAAGCATTGATAGATGCAACATACATTCAAGCAAATCAAAGTAATATAGACTCTGGGTTAGTCGTAAATTTAATTGACAGTTCATACGTTCAAGCGAGACAGGTAGATTTACAAAGAGATTCTGGATTTGTAACAACAATAATAGATTCTTCTTATGTGCAAGAAAGACAAACACCACAGAATTTCTCATACACTTCCTTAACAGATGTTCCAGATCTATTTGACAGTAATGATGCTATCATACTAATTGATAGTGCATATGTGCAAGCAAGACAGACACCTCAAGACTTTGCATATGCTTCTTTAACTGGTAAACCTAGTATACTAGATTCTAATCATGTGATTTCTATTATCGGTCAAGAGGGTATAGACTCTGATCTTACTACACAATTAGTTGACTCCGCATATATTCAGTTGAGAGATCGTTTTGCGGATTCTTCATTAGTAACATCTACAGTTGATGCTCAGTATGTAGGAGCAAGACTTGGAGATATTACAACGCATGTACTTCCTAACGTAGATAGTACGTATGACTTGGGTAGTTCTTCGCAAAGATGGCGTGATCTATATTTGTCAGGCAACACAATTGACTTAGGTGGTACAATATTAAAAAGTGATGCAAATGGTCAATTGACAGTAAATAATAAGTTATCTGCATCTATAGATTCTGCATCTGCATTAGCAGATAGTGCCGCAAATGCTATGATTCCTCTAGGTCAAGCTGGTCAACAGTTATATTATTCAGCAAACAATAGTCGTAGTTTTGCTAAAGGTCAGATGATGGAGTTCAACGACAAATTTGTTGAAACAGTCGCAGAGGTTTCAGAAGAACAAAACGATAGACCAACACTAGAACAAATCTTTAATACTTGGGCAAGGTTCTCACACTCAGGTGCAACTCAACCTATCGCAAATGCAACTGATGCAAACGCATGGGCATATAACTCAGGGCCTAATACAGTATCAAATCCAAGAAACACCTCTACTCCTACTGGTTTCTACTCGTCAGATGTTTATGAATCATATACTCACACTGCCAAGTTTACTTCAGGTGATGCAGATAATGATATTGCATTTGTGGTTGTAGGTTTTGTTGTAGAGAATGGTATTCAACACACGTTGTCTGCAGTAAGACAATCAAACGGTACTATTGGGAGCATAGGAACATGGGCGTTAGTTTACAACATTGGTCAGGATCACACGAACAATGATTTTGATCAAACCATTATTGCAGATGCTAGTGGTACTGCGCCAGGTACTGGTAACTGGAGTCAGTGGCCGAATGGTACGACCTTTTTTGTAAGAAAAGAAGGTTCTCAATTAACAATTAAAACTTCACAGTTTAATAGTAATACAATTGATGACACAACTGTTATAAATTTTGACTTGACATCTAATCCAAAAACTAATAGGTTTGCAGGGCCAGTTGCATATGGTTATGGTGCATGGAGTCAAGGTGGGATAACAATATCTAACTTGAACTTCACACCAGATGAATTAGAAAGATTGTACTTCTTTGATAGTTCTGAAACAACCATATATGAATTTAATGGATCTAATTGGAGTGAAAACGATAGTGCAGATTTGACATCTAAGGCTGGTAGAATGTTTAATAATACCAAAACTGGTAGAACATTCTTTACTGATGGTACTAGAGCATACCCAGTAGGATCTGTAAGGCAGTTCAATGATGTAGTCTATCTCACTCCAAGTTATTCTGAACCAGATAGTGCTGATACTGGTGGGTTGGGTCTTAGAGCTGGTATGTTTGCAACTGCAGACGGTGTCAGTTGGGATCCTGTAAACAGACAGTCAAATTTTCCGTATCCAGTTTTCTGGGATGGAACACAATGGAATGCGTTATACTAAATGTTTGGAACACACTTTTACCATGAGAAGATAAGAAAATCAGTTTCCCTTTTTGGGAGACTGTTTAACAATATCTATGTGATCCGCAAGAATGCTTCTGGTGGAGTTTTAAATCAATTAAAAGTTCCATTATCATATGCACCTAGAAAAAAGTTCTTAGAAAGAATTAGACAAAACACAGATCTTTATACAGACGAAAAGGTTGCAATTAAACTTCCTCGTATGTCTTTTGAGATAACAAGTTTTGTTTATGACAATACAAGACAGTTGACAAAGACTAGTAATTTTAAGGGACGTGGTCAGAAACTTAATGACGAGAATCAGTTTCCTAAAGCTCAGAGGTTTTATTCACCAGTTCCTTACACAATTTCATTTGATTTAAATATTTACGCAAAGAGTCAAGATGATGCTTTACAGGTTGTAGAACAAATATTACCTACATTCAATCCTCAATATACTGTAACGATAAAAACATTTCCAGAAGAATATCCAGAATTTAAAGAGGATATTCCAATTGCTATAATAGGTGTTGCTTTCTCAGATGACTTTGAAGCAGAGATGTCTCAGAGAAGAACAATCGTATATACATTATCATTTGAGATGAAAGTATCTTTCTTCGGCCCAATTGCAAACTCAACCGTCATTAGAAAATCTGTTGCAGATATTTTCTTTCGTCAATCAGGCGCAGAGGGTGACTCTGATATACGTGCAGAAACAATAACTGTAACACCAAACCCAACCACTGTAATGGGAATGCCTGACAGTGACTATGGATTCGACACTCTTGTTGATCTGGCCTTTGATGATAGCGCATAAGGAGAAATAAATGCCCATCACATTAAGAAACACAAAAGGCAGTGAACTTACCTTTGCAGAACTAGACGGCAATTTCACACACCTTGACACACAAGTAAATACCTTAACAGACTCTTCTACTGTAAAAACTTTTATTGACGCAACCTATGTACAAGGAATTGCAGATCAAACTTACATAGAAGGAATAGTAGACTCTGCATATGTAAACAATAGAGCAGAAGTTTCGGTTGCTCTTATAGATAGTGATTACGTACAAGCACGTGTAGACACAGTAAAATTATATCCATACACAGTCGCTACCGCACCAACATCTGGAACTGAAGGTCAATTGATATATGTAACAGATGGTAATGCAGGAGACGCAACACTTGCAGTTTGGAGTGGTGGATCTTTCAAAGTTGTGTCCACACTTGGTGCTACAATACTAGACTCAGCTGGTGGTGGTGGAGGCGGATTCTAATCCGATGACAAATGAGTGATGATGAAAAAATAAATAATGACTATGATTATTCTCGTGACACTTTATATGAGTTGATCGAAAAGGGAAAAGACGCACTAGAAAAT